GTCTATATTTAATGGTCATTATGTTCTAACCATTATAAACCTTATTGGATCCTCTACTTGTGTCAATGTGGCCCGAATTACTCGGTCTCTAACCATTGACAACAATGATGAAGGATTGATGTGTGTCAGCATAGCTTTAGCCATCCCAGGAAACACATTCTGGTGTGCATAACACTTCCAGAATCCCCGGTCCAGCTCAAGCCTACGCTGATCGCTCATCGCGGTTTTTGTTACATTTAATTTCTTCTTCTGTGGCAATGTAGCACGTGCAGTTGCAGTAGCTAAAGCACGTGCGAATTGATTCACATTCAGCACTTCGCCCAATCCACCTGCAATAAATGCAGCATAATCACTAACACCGTGCAAGGCACGTATTACTTCATAATGCTTACCCCACTCCCGGCGGTCAATGAAATGCTGTATCCGATGTTGGACTGATGCATTCATAGCCTCACTCAGTCCGCCGGTACACCTGTGGGTAAGCATCATTGTCCTACTGTCCTCAACACTGCACTCGTAGACCGCACACGCGTGCAGACGTTGCCTGTGTAAAATACGTGCAATGACACTGTGGTCAGCACCACGGCGTTCACACTCACTAGCACGGGTGACACATGCCTCAAAGTAATGATCGATGCTATTGGCAGGCAGGCTCTCCATGCGTGCATGGACAATTGTTGCAATACCACGCGGTAAGTATTGGCTGCCATTACTCCCTTGCAGATGATCAACGCGTAAGAATTCACCAATGCCGAATGCTTTGCATTTGTGCTGTTGTGCCCGTATTCCATGAGCTTTGGCTATTGCGTATTTAGTTATGACTTCGCGTACATTTGATACTCCTAAAATAACATCATCACCGTTATGTAGACTCGTGAGGTCGTCATCCAACGATGGTATTATGCCGGCCCAATGTAAATACACATAATTTAGCACACTGTTCACAATAGCAGTCATACGCCAACCCGAAAACATACCTGCAGTGGCTTCGTACGCATCACCATGCGGCCCTGACGAAACAGTGCAATGCGCAATGCTTTCATAGCACCATGATGCAGCTTCAAGTTGTTCCGATGTCATTTGATCATGCCAGACATTCACATACGCTGCTATCACAGCCTGTTGTGACGCCAGTGAGTGCTGTGAATTGAAATCCTCAAAGTCGAAGCAAAAAGGTTCATGATTGCATAAGATGGTGCGAACGAGACGCTTAACCCAGTTGTCATTAGCATTGCTCCCAATTGGAAAGTGCTCACCTAGGCAGTCTTCAATCCCCATAAAAGCATAACTGAATAACACAAAGCTCGTCAGGTCGGCGCCATACAGTGCTCGCTTCTTGCCCCATTCATATTTCTCATGTACTGATGCAACGATCTCAGGTGTTCGGTGTGACCAATACTTCAAGTCTGTGTGTGAGAAATCACACAAGGTGATCCATTTATTCGCGAGACTTAATGTGTCCTGATTCACATGCACCATGTCTTCTGGATACTGGCTGTGCACAGAGCCGGTGGGTGCCCATTCCCAACGCCTAAGCCAAAACTCGTGCCAGCTGCACGGCGGTGGGTGGTTTCGTAATGCGCGGCGTCTTCCTGCAGCAAATACCTGTGTTGCAATTCGCACTGTATCAGAATAAGGAATTGGCACGACAGATGCATCAGTAGTCCGATGTGCACGTTCTGCGTCCCAGTCAACGTTGCC